AACGCCAGCAAGTGCATCGACCTCCGCGCGGTGCAGACGCTTACCGCGCAGGCCGCTGGAACGGTCGTCACGGGCAATCTCGACACGCAGCAGGCAAAGGGCTGCATCCTTCTCATCAACGTGACCGCCGTAACGGGTTCGCTCACGGTGACATTGAAGGGCGTCGATTCCGTTTCCGGCGCGTCCTACAACATTCTCGCGTCGGCTGCGATATCATCGACCGGCCTAACCGTGCTTCGCGTCTATCCGGGACTGACAGCAGCGGCCAACGCGACGGCCAATGACGTAATTCCCAACACCTGCGTCATCAGCAGCGTTGTGGCGACCGGCCCGGCATCGGCCACCGTCTCCATGCAGTTGATCTACTAATGTCGATCTCGGTCGGAGTCCCGTCAACTTCGCCAATCCCCGATTACGCAACGCTTCTTACGACCGTTGGCGATTGGCTGGACCGCGACGATCTGTCGGCCAAGATTCCGATGTTCGTCCAGATGGCGGAAGCGATGTTCAACCGCGAACTTCGCACGCCCGACATGGAGACGTCTGCCCTTCTCACGGCGACGAACGAAAACACCGACCTGCCTGCCGATTATCTCGCCATGCGAGCGCTCTACATCGAAGGCTCGCCAGACCGCCCGCTGAGGGGAATGGCCCCCACCGCGATCCGCCAGGATTTCGACGGATCGACGGACACGCCGGTCGCTTACTGCCTTGTCGATGGCGGCTTGGTCCTAACGCCCCCTCCCTCGGCAACGCTCACTCTGCATCTCGACTACTTCGCACGGATTCAGGGGCTATCCGACGCCAGCACGTCCAACTGGTTGCTCGAAAAGCACCCCGACGCATACCTTTACGGGACGCTGTTCAACGCCGAAGCGTTCCTCGACAATTCGACCCGCGCGGCACAGTGGAAGGGGCTGCTCGACGCGACCGTTGACCGGATCAACCGCGCTTCCCGCAACGACAGGTTCGGAGCCGGGCCGCTAGTCCCCAATTTGCAGGGCCAAGTCCGACAGGCTAGGTGCTGAGTGCCCGCTAAAGTCTATTCTCTGGGCGAATGGCAGCCGGACAAGGCCCCATCCCAGACGAACACGCTAAGCGATGCAAGGAACGTAAGGCCGATTGCGAACGGCTATGGTCCAATGCCGGGATTTTCGGGAATCACGCCCACTCTCGGCGGCGCAATCAACGGCGGCGGGGCGTTTGTCGGCTCGGACGGCAACGCGACGTTCCTTGCCGCGACAGCGACGGAGCTTCGCAAATATTCCGGGGCGGCGTGGACGGACATTCTCGCGCTGACTTCATCGCGCAGGCTGAGACTGGCGCAGTTCGGGGACAATATTATCGGGGCGGACGGCGGGCAGCTCCTGTCTTACGACCTCGTTGCCGGGACAGCCGCTGCAATCGGCTCGGCTCCGTCCAATGCCATAGACGTCGCCCGCGTCCGCGATTTCGTGATGTGCCTTCGCGCCGACAACGTTGCCGAATGGTGCGAGTTCAACAATTCCGCCAACTGGGGAACGGGGGTCAATCAGGCCGATAATCAGCCGCTCCTTTCCGGCGGTGCAGGGGTTGCGATTGTCGGCGGCGAATACGGCATCATCCTCCAGAAAGGCGCGATCAAGCGGGTGTCCTATGTCGGACAGGCTGGCGGCCTCGACGTAGTGTTCCAGTTCGACGACATCAGCCAGGAAATCGGCTGCATGGCGCAGGGCTCTGTGGCTGCCGTGGGCCGGATGGTGTTCTTTCTTTCCGAGCGCGGCTTCCAGATGTGCGACGGGGAAAGCGTCAAGCCGATTGGGGACGAGAAGTTCAACCGCTGGTTTTTCAGCGCCTACTCTCGCGATCAGATCGACACGATGTGGTCGGCAATAGATCCGCGCAATTCGCTGGTGCTGTGGGGCGTTCCCGGCGGTCCCGGCAAGATCATCGCCTACAACTGGGTATTGGACAGGGCGGCGCTTCTCGAATTGCCGTTCACGGGGCTGTTTACCGGATTTACCGCCAATACGTCGCTTGAGGCATTGGACGCGCTCTATCCTTCTGGACTGGATTCCATCCCGATCAGCCTCGATGATCCATCGCTTGCCGGGGGAAGTCCCCTGCTCCTCATTGCCGATGCGAGCAACGCGATTGGAACACTCTACGGAGACAGTCTGGAAGCGACGTTCCGGCTTCCCAATCTTGAGCCGGTTCCGGGCCGCAGGGCAAGGATCAGGACGGTTCGCCCGATAACGGACGCGACGGACGTTCAGGTCACCATCGATGCGAGAATGCGGACCGGGGACGCGGAAGCGGTCGTTTCCTGTGCGTCCATGCGTTCGAACGGCAAAATGCCGGTGCGTGCCAACGGGCGTTACAACACGGTGCAGATGACCATCCCCGCCGGTGCGTCATGGACCTACGCACAGGGCATCGAATGCGAGTTCGAAGCCGGGGACGGACGGTGAGTTTCCCGCGCCTTGCGCCGCTCGGGGACAAGCCTTCAGCCATATCACGGGCGGTCAACCACTTGCTGGCGCTTCAGCCTAATGAGGACACGGCAGCCAACATCGCCTCGGCAACCGCGACAGTGAACGTGGTCGGCAAATTCTCCGGCAAGATGGTGTGGGACACGACGAATAACCGGATGCTTCGGGCGTCGGGGAAAAACCCAACAGATGCGTGGTGGATACTGGACGGCTCGGCGTCGGTCACGCCGGTTTGAGGATCGGCTGGATCGATTCTCCAAAACAATGGGACAGATGGCCGGAAGCCGAAGCGCTGCTGGAACCGGCAAGGGCGAGGGCGGACAACCTGCCAGAGATACTGGGTCCGCACGATGTGTTGTGGGTGGTCATCGACAGCGGCGATCTGCTCGCGGCTGCGACCACGGTTTTGTTCACGGACGGAAATTTTGAAGTGACGCTGGTCGGCGGACGGGATCACCGCCGCTGGCTAGCCTCGCTTAATCGCATGTTGGGTGCCGTAGCGAAGGAAGCGGGGGCTTCTCGCATGACGGCGATTGGGCGGCGCGGATGGCTGAAAAGCCTCCAGCGTCTTGGGTGGGCGAAGTTGGGCGAGGCGGACGCAAAGACGTTCCTCTACTCGCGGGGAGTTTGAGAATTGGGCAAGAAGAGTCACAAGGAAACGTCAACTTCGACGCCATACGCGCCGTTCATTCCGGCGATGCAGTCGGGATTGGACACGCTCAACAATACGGTCGTTTCCAACCAGCCCTTTCTGAACGCTCAGGCCGGACAGGCGCGGGATTTCGCGACCCAGCTTGGCAGTCAGGCATTCGGCCAGCAACCCGGCCTTGGGAGCGCCTTCGATTACGCCCAGAACGTCCTTGGCGGGAAATACCTCAACTCCAATCCCTACATCGATCAGATGGCAAATCTCGCCGGTCAGAATGCGGCCAACACCATCAACTCGACCTTTTCAGCCGCTGGCCGGACAGGAAGCGGTAATCACGCGATAGACTTGGCAAGGGGCGTGGCGCAGGCGGACCTCGGCGTTCGCAACCAGGACTATCTTGCCGAGCGGCAAAACCAGCAGCAGGCGGCGGGGATGGTTCCGGGCCTTGTCGGCGCGCAATACTCCGGCGTTCTTCCCTACGCGACACTTTCACAGACGGCGGGACAGCTTCCGTTCTACGGCATTAACAACCTCGGGGCGATTGGTTCGATTGCAGGCAATTACGGGACGACGAACTCGACCAAACCCGGGGGCTGGCTAACCGACATATTGAACGCGGCTGCGGCTGGCGCGAGTTCGGCGGCAATGGCGTCGGATCGCAGGCTCAAGGCGGACATTGTCGAGCTCGGCGACTGGGACGGTCGCGGCGACGGGCTCAAGCGTTACGCCTTCCGCTACAAGTGGGAGAAGCCGGGAACGCGGCATGAAGGTGTGATGGCCGATGAGGTCAAGCGGCTCCGTCCCGCAGCCTACGTCAAGGGCTTCCTTCACAATGAATACGACGGGGTGAATTACGCCGCACTGGGGGTCGCATAATGGCTTTTCCGATGATGCAGCCGGACTTCAGCAGCCCGCTGTCGCCGCAATCTGGCGCAATCCCGTCCGTTCTCCAGACAGCTTCACAGCCGGTCAAGGGCACTGGCATGTTCGGCGGGAACACGCTGTCCATCCTTGCTGCGGCCTTGGCTGGCGCGACTAGCCGCCAGACGCCGGACGTTCTCAATAACATCATGGCTGGGCAGTTGCAGCGCCAGCGGTTGCGGGATGAGGAGGCGCAGTATCAGCAGCATCGGCAGTCAACGTTGGCCGATCAGATGGCGCTCCTCAATTACAAACAGATTCTCGATCCGACGAACGGCATGGACGATTTCGACAAAACTCTCGTTCAAGCTGGATTGACGCCGGGATCGCCAGAGTGGCTCGCGGCGCACGTCACCCGCAAGGACAACATGCTTGACCCAGTGGTTATGACGGCGCAGGGGCCGATGCTGCGCTCGCAGCTTGTCGCGAAACCGCTGACCGACGATGACATTGCTAGAATGAGCGGAGGTCAGACGCAGCCCGCGTCTGGCACCTTTCAATATTAATGGGCAGGGCGACTTCAACAAGCTCGTAGGTGCTGTTTTCCAGCAGGAAAGCGGAATGCGACCCGGCGTGCGCGGACAAGCGACCGCCTACGGAACACCAGTCGGCATCGGCCAGATGCTTCCCGCCACGGCTCGCGAGATGGCGCTGAAAAACGGACTGCCTTGGGACCAAAGCCTTTATAGCGGGACGACCCCGGAAGCAGCCGCGTATCAGGCAAAGCTAGGGGCTTCTTATCTGCACCAAGGGCTGCGGGAGACAGGGAACGTCCGCGATGCCCTGCGATACTATTACGGCGGTCCAAACCGCGCCATGTGGGGTCCGAAGACCAATGCTTACGCGGACCAGGTGCTCGGGCGTCTGACGGGAATGTAAATGCCCCCGCGCAGTTGCCGCCGCGCGAGGGCCAGGTTTGTCGCCTCTGGAAAGCCGACCTGATTTTCATACGCCAAAAACACGGCGTTTTCTAGGTTCTTATCTCATCGGCGGACGCTGGCGGACACCGTTCGTCGCATTTTCCGTCTTCGGGGGAAATTAATGGCGCAATTCAAGGATGGCGACAGCCGCACGATTAATGGCGTTCGCTACGTCCGCACCGGCGGAACGTGGATGCCGCAGACGGCTCCGCTTGTCTCGAGTCCGCTCCTCCCCGCACAAACGCAGAAGGCAAATAACGAAGCCGCTGCTTCCGGCACAGCGCCCGCTCAGGCGCAGGCCAACCTAACCAAGACCAAGGGCGAAATCGCGAACGACGCCGCGCGGGTCAATCTCGACCGCCAGCAATTCCTTGCTGGATTGGCCGAAAAGGGCTTGATGCTCGACGCCAATGGCAATGTTGTCCAGCGTCCGGGTGGGCCGATGGTGCAAGGCACGGCGCTTGATCCGTCGCAGCGGGCAAAAGCCATTGAGGGTTACAACTTCGCCAAGCAACTTCAGGATGTAGTTGACCACCTGAATACGCTTTACATGGGCGGTCCTGGCGCGACCAAGGGCATCGAAGGGCTAAAGGATTTTCTGCCATCACAGCAGAACAAGAATTTCGACGCGGAGGCTAACAAATCGCGCGGCATTGTTGGCCAAACACTCGGCTTCACTGGCGGACAGTTGAACACGCCGCAGGAAGCGGAAAAGGCGGTCGGCCCGTTCATTCCTGAATCGAGCAATTACGACTCAACGATTGTCCAGAAAATCCAATCGCTTCAGGAATTGGCGGACAACGGCAAGGCGAAGGCCATCCAAATCCTCGGCGGCGAACCGGATGCGAACGGCGTGGTTCATCCAGTTGCGCCCCAGCAGGCCACCCCAAATGCGGCTGCCGCTGGCGCGACACTCCCGCCAGATCAACAGACGCTCGCGACCGGGGGAACGCGCGATGTTGTCGATCCGGTCCTGAAGGCCACCGCAGGCCGTATCGGGCAAATGGTCGCATCCGGTGTTCCCGATGCGGACATTCTCAAGTTCATGTCGGACAGTGGAATCAATCCCGCCAACACCAACATCGGAGAGACGCTTCGCACCCGCGCGACTGATCCGAACTTCAAAAAGTGGCAGCGCGCCAATCCCGGCATGCCCTACCCGGTCGGCCCCAGTCTCTACACGAAACAGGTTCCCATGACGGCAACCCGCGCGGCGTTCAACGCGGCGGCTGCGGACAACACGGGCGGCGCTGTCCTTGCGGCTCCGGTTGCTGCTGCAAATGCCCTTACCGGCGGATACCTGAACGACATCATCGGAGCGACCGGCGGAAGCGCGCAGGAAGCACAGAACGGAATTGACCTGATGCGCGGCGCGCACCCGTTCACGTCCCTTGGAGGCGATGTTGCGGGATATGCGACCGCAGAGGGGCTCGCGGGGCTTGCTCCGGGCGTAAAAGCATTGACCGCGACCAAGTTTGGCCGTCGCGGATTGGATGCAGCCTACGGGGCTTTCAGCGGCTCGGGCGAGAATGACGATAACCGTGTTCTTGGAGCCCTTACCGGCGCTCCGATCAACATGGCTGGCGGAATGTTTGGACGCGGTGTTTTGCGCGCTACTGGCGGTGCGGCTAGCGGCATTACCAATCCGGACCTGAAGCTGCTCGATCAAGCTGGCGTTCCGTTGACTGTCGGGCGCATCGCTCGTGGTGCGGGGGATTTCAACCCGGCCAACCCGTCAACGCCCGGAGACGAGTTCGGGCGCACCATCGGCGGACTGGAAGATCGGTTTGCGGGCTTCCCCGGACTGGACGCGGTTATCGGCACGGCTCGCCAGCGGGGCGACCAGGCGTTCAATCAAGCCGCGTTCCGCAATATCGCTCCGGGCGTCACTGGAACCGGTGCGGACGGGCTTCTCAACGCCAAAACGGTCGAAGCGGCGGCTTACAACAAGCTCAATCCGGTTCGGCTGTCTGTCGATACGCCGTTCACTGACTCGCTGAGCGCCGCTGAAACCGCCGCCAATGGCCTTTCACACCACGCTGGCGACGTTCGCTCGGTTATCGGAGACATTCGCAACCAGATTGCCGACAACGGCATGACCGGCAAGGGCTATCAAACGGCGCTTCAGTCGATCCGCAAAACCCGCGCCACGCTCAACGATGATGTTGGCGGGAAAGCGGCGGACGTTCTCAACGGGCTGGAACAGAGTGTTGCAGACCTTGGCGACCGTCAGGGCGGACAGGTTGCACAGGACTTGGCGGAGGCGAACGCGATTCATGCCAACAGGCAGATCGTAAAGACGGCCCTCAAGAGCGGAGTTGCCCAGCGTTCCGGCGAAATGTTCTCGCCCAGCACGCTCAATCAGGCGTCCGTTACGAACACGACCAAGTTTGGCGGACTGGATAAGGCATTGTCCGACCAGCGCCCGTTCTACGATCTCACGTCGGCGGGCATGAAGGTCATGCCGAACCTCACCCCGGATTCCGGGACGGCGGGAAGGCTGTTGCTCTATCCGTTGATCGCAGGGGCCGGTGGAGCGGGGCTTGGCGCTGCCACGGGCGGCGAAGATCGGGCTGGCGGCGCTGAAACTGGCGCGGGGCTTGGGTTGCTGGCGCTCGGAGCTGGCTTTGGTCCCTACAGCCGCACCGGCCAGAGGGTCATCCAGCGCGCGTTGCTGGGAGAACGCCCGGAGTTCGTCAAGGCCATCGGAGACAGGCTGAAAATGGCGCAGCGGATTGGCGGAATGTTCGGAGCCTCTGCGGCTCGCGATTACTTCCTTCAGCCGGAGCTTAACCCAGCGCCATAAAGGCGATGATCCCGAACAGGAGCATGACCCAACCGATCTTCGCGCCGGTCCAGACGCCGCGCGCAAGGGGGACAATCGTTCCATGCGGCTCGAACAACAGGGCTTCCGGACCGCACAGGCCATCATCGGCTCTGGCGGTGTGAAGGGACACATCGAACCGCTCTGAATACTGGCCCGTGACTGGGGAAAACTTGGGCACCGCGTAGGCGGGATTGCCGCACGTCCCCATCAGGGTCCGGAAACGACATTCTGAACAGGGAGGGCCTGCCGTTTTCGCCACTCTGGCGATGGCAGCGGCCTCGTCCAAACGCGCTCTAGCCGCAGCGATGCGATCCACGCGCCAAACTTACCCGATTTCACCCTCAGAACAAAGTAAAAACGGGAGGCCGCCATTTCCTTTGGAAGCTATAGCACCACGCCTGCCTCGAACGTCACCTGTGGCGGCGTTTCGGTCGCGGAAAATTGCGCTGCTGGCAACGTGAACGACGCGATCCGCCAGCTCATGGCCGATGGGCGCTCGCTTTACGATACCGTTGCGGCAATCGACATTTCGACGCTCATGCCGAAGTCCGGCGGTGCGTTTACGAACAACCCGACCCGCTCCGGTTCCGGCGGCTATCTCTACAACGCCAATTCGGCCCAAGGCGGAGGCAAGGTCAGCATTCTCCCCACGGGCTCGGCACGGCCATCGTCCCCGGCTGAGGGCGACATGGTTTTCTATTACTGATGGACGCTCGCAAGGGCTCTGCGTGGCTCACCATCATATCCGGCGAAGTCTATTTCAACGGTGCGTGGCGGCTGCTGCAATATGCGGAGGCTTATTATTCCAGCGCATGGCGGCAGATCGGCAATTTCGCGCAGCCGTTCACGGGAATAACGATCACACCCGCTGAACCTGGCGGATCAAGCTCCACCAGCGACACGGTAACTTCGAGTTTCGCGACCGCCACGCCAACGGGTGGTGTTGCTCCGTTCACCTATAACTGGACGCTCGTTTCCAGCACCGGCCTGACCGGAATCACGATCAACTATCCGACAAGCGCTTCAACCAGCGTCACCGCGACCGTGACGGTGCCAGTGGGAACGGCTGGCTACGCTAACGTCCGTTGCACCGCAACAGACTCTCTCGGCGTGTCCAAGAGCGCGACCGTCCAATTCGGCTTCGTTCACGATGCGTCACCCGGCGGCACGGCCTAGCAAGGGATAATCCATGTTCCATTTCTTCCAGGCGATCACCAACAAGAATGGTGACGCGCTAGTCGGCTATTACGTCAAGGTCGCGGATTCGGTCGGCAATGTCGTTCCGCTCTACGCCGACTCCAGCGGGACGCCCATCGTCAATGTGAGCGGGCT